ACAAAAATAGATCAAACAAGGCGAAAGCAACAATGAGAAGAAACAAGGATGCTACCCCCTATTCGATTCATAGAGGGGTATTGAATTGCCACCCTATTAAATTCACAGAGGGGGGTATTGAATTGCTACTCCTCTTTGGGTTCGGCTATTGATTTCTGAATTTTACCAAGTTCTTCTCTGATTAATTTATTGGCAAAGTAAAGTTGGCTAACGACATTTTCTAATCGTGCGATTCGTTGCTCTTGAGCAAGTTTCTTTTTTCTAATATTCATATCTTATTTTATAACGTACATACCATGAGGCACGGACCTTGTTAGTAGGTATTGAATTGCATATCTCGCAGAATCAATACTGTGATTCCAAGTATCTGAAGGAATTGAACCCTTTAGCTTCCAAGCGTAATTGTTAAACTCTTTAATTGTATTTACTGATTCATTGTCAACAACAATGTTGTAATCTTGCATAAGGGCAATACCTGTAATGATGCTACCTTTCTTTTTTATTGTAGGAGTAACCATTAACCCCTTTTGTTTCAACTCTGACAAAAGTCGAGGTTCTGAATTATCACACACTATTAAATTCTTACCTGCGTGTCTCCTGCATAATTCAAATATATTTGAGGTACTTAACCCTGCTTTATAAAAATGCTCCCTTATCCATATAGTTTTGCGTATTTTATCAACGCAAACTTCTGTTAAGGCACTCGGATCAACAGAAAATCCAAAATCCAATCCAAAGATGCTTTCCTCATCTTCATTAAATTTGCCAATCTCCCAATGGGTAAACACAACTCCCTCTGCTCTATCAAGCCAACCACCAAGTATTTGATGTTTGTATTTTTCAGGTCTGCGCTCTTTCATATCTTTTATCTGTTTAACAAAAGATTTAGAAAGATGCTGAATGTTGTCAAGGTATGTTGTATGGATATAGTTTATGTTCTCTTTTTGCCCATTAAAACCATCGGCAACTCCTCTATTCTGAAAAAACCTTTGATATATCCAATGTTCCTTAGTAGTTGGGTTGAGAATAAGAATACATCTGTTTTGCATCCCCATAGCACGAATAGAGTAGTCTATCTTATCAAAACTCTCCTCATCTAACAATTCCTCTGCCTCATCCAATACAAAAGTGGTAACACCTTGTATAGACTTCAGTTTTGCTGTTTGATCGCCACTTGATGTTTTTATCCCGCTAAAAAATATAGAACTGCCTGTTAGATTATTTATTATTTCTGTTTTGGTAATCGTGAAGTGTTCGGCAACCCCCATCAACTCTAACTTCTCAAGGAATTCAGGAATAATACTCATACCTGCTGATGTCATTGTATATCGAGTAAACAATATACGATGACCTTTCTCGTAAGTAAGTAACACTAAAAAGGTGTTTACTCCAAAAGATTTACCTGAACCTCGCCCACCTGTAACAACGTGGTATCTACTATCACTATTAAATAAACTCTGATATTTAGGATGTAAGTCAATGCTATTCATCTCCTTTTACTTCTTCTGATTCAATGTCTATAGTTTTCTCCTTGTCCAAGAAATTTACTATTGGTATATTAATTTCTGCTTTCACATTGAGGTCTTTTTGTTCTTTTGGTTTGCCATATTTATATTCCCAAAGCAATCTCAAATGAGGGAAGCTGTCTTGAGATAATTCAGCGAGTTTTAACCAAGCCTTATCTTCACTGCCAAAAACCTTTTTCATAGCCTTCAATGAGAAGTTCTTTATATCCTCCTCTTTAGCTTTAGGCTTTCTTCCTTGACCTCTTGAAATACCTTTTACAGCACCGTTGTTTCTTCTACCATCAACCTTGACAACTTCTTCCTTTGGCGGTTCGGGAACTTTAGGTTCTCCAATTCGCCTCATCTTACGTTTCTCCTCTCCTTTTCTCGGTCTGCCCATATCATTTTGTTATTTTTATATATATGAATCGAGTAACCAATATAAGATATATCAGCCCTATAATTGGACTATCTATAATTGTAGCTGTTTGTCTTACCGTTTGAGTATATCCAAATGTAATAACAAGCCACATTCCAAGTGCTAAAGTGATTAACAAATGACTTATCTTTGCCAATACAAAAGCTAATAACCCTGCCCAAAATCCTTTCTTTAAACCTTTACTCATTTTTTCTATTTTTTTATCTATTACTTTTATTTCGTTCTCTCTTACAATCATTAGTACGCATCCACCGAATTAAACCCCCCTATGATTTCACACTTATCCTCGTACTTCCAAGCCCAACCCTTAATCATTAGATCAATTCGGTTATAGGCTTCTTCCTGTCTTTCCTGAGGCACATCATAAACTAAATCAACCAAAGGATTCTTTCTTGCTTTATGGATTTCCTTACTCATATCGGACAACTTCTTTTTCATAGATTGATTCTCATTTATCAAAGATTCAATTATTTCTCCGTTTACCTTTGGAGAAGTATTATTAATATCTCCTGAACTAAAGAAAGATTTCAGCACCCTCTTATAAGACTTGTTAAGCTCAGGATCGGCAGCCATCCAATCATCAAAGTTATTTATAGAATGCAATATAGTTGCGTGGTTTTTCTTTACCGTTTCAGATATTGCCTGTAAAGACATCTTTGTTTCTTTCCTTAGTATATAGTAATACATAGCCCTCGCCTGAACATATTCCCTTCTCCTTGTATTAACATATATATTCAAGCCTGTTTCATACTCTATAATGTCTCTTAATCTTTTATGCTTCATCTTTTTCTTCTTTAAAATATTCGTATGCTTCTTTTATTCCACTACAACATTCGTAGTATTCCAACTCCTCGTAGTAACTCATTATTGTATCTAACTCCATCTCATCAATTATATTTGCCCTTAGTGAAGCCAATACATCCCTAAAGCACTCGTCTTTAGTGTAATATAATTTATCTTTCATTTTCAATCTCCTTTTGTAAATTAGCCAAAGCCCTCCAAGCGACCTTTGCAGAATGTCGAACCCCATCCGTATCAATAGTTCCAACCTCTAATAAATGTCTTGCAAGTGCATCTAATTCATCTCCACTCTTTGATCTATCCCAAGCCAAAGGGAGCATCGGGTTATGTTGCTGTTGCCCTGCGTAAGAACATTTGGCAACCTCTCTCATTGCATCAGGGAAGTACTTTAACACCCCTGAGTAAATTGGTATCTTTTTTCTATCACTCATCTCTCTTTGGTGTTGAATGTTATTGCAAATATAAACATTTAATTAACATTTTCCAATTCTTCTAAGATAATATCTATCTTTTGCTGCATATCTCTTATAGAATCAAAATTAGGATTCTCTTTCATTTTCTCTAAAAGCACAGCCTCTGTTAGATTCAATAACGCATCTATCCTCTCATTTAAGTTTTCCATATTACAATGTTCCTTTAATGTTGTAGTTGTATATCTTCTTTTTGTCTAAAACAATACCCTCGTCATGTTGAGTAAAGTATTCCTTATAAGTTTCGATCGCTTGAGCAACTTTAGATTCTCCTCTAAAGTAAAACTCTTCGGAGCAATCGTAAAGCCCTAATTCCAATGATTGCTTATCTATAACAGCAAAGAAAAAGTCTTTATAGTCTATGCCGAATAGATTGCAATAAAGGTACACTTGAATATCATAGTGCCACTTTTTTGCCGAATAATAAAAGGAATGAATATCTGTTGTCGTTTTCAGGTCCAACAGAAAGCTATCGCAAACAGCATCAGCCTTGCCTCTAAAAGGCATATCCATTACCTCTCCTACGATTGGGATTTCATAATCACAGGCTTCAATCATTTCTCTTATCTCATCATTTCGCATAAAGGCATCCCTTAATCTCAAAGCATTTAATCTTTCGCTTTCAGTATATATCTTTTTTCCGTTTGATGATTCAACCGCTTCCTTGTATAGTTTGGTAGCTTTCGACTTAACATCAACAAAGGTGTTCTCTGAAAACTTATCTATCTCTAATATACTTTGATGAAATAAATGACCATCTCTCAACGCTTGAGAATCGTTATCGTTTTCCCTAATAAGAGAATTATAATATACCTTTGGGCTTTTCAGTAAATCCTTTAGAGAACTACTGCTTAATACTGCTGAAGCTAAGTA